GCTTACCCTTTGCCTTACCCTTTCGTTTAGCTCTGGTTGTAGCTGCATATTCAGCATCACTAAGAGCAGCAATAGCCGCGCTAGGTAAGTACCGTTCACCTGTTTCACTAGACTTTTTGCCAGACTTGGTGCGCCACTTTTGTTTACCCCAGTTAAATAATGACTTTTGTGACTTCTTCACCTGTAGCCACCACCTTTAGCTTTATACTGTTTAGCAAGCAACTGCGCTTTTCGAGCAGACCATTGACCAGCAGCTGTGCCTTGAATAGCTCTTGCTTTAATTCTTTGAAACAAAGTTTTTCTCATTTTAGGTTTTGTATAATTACCAGCTGCATTAACCGCCATCTTTACTCTTCTCAAATATTAATTGCTGAACTTTTATTAAATCATTTGTTAACTTTTGATATGTTGGATTCTTCATAAGTTTATTTTCTCTTGCATCGAGGAGCGCATTCATTGTCTTACCAACCGCTTTCTTAAAAAGACTTTTATCTTTGTATGCAAACCTATCACCATCAGCACCAGCTTTTTCAGCAACACCAATACCAGAAGCATCTTCCATAACCTTAATGCGCTTCTTTAATGTTGAAGCTTTCTTTCTTAAATCAGAAAGACTTTCTGACATTAAGTACCAACTTTCTTTTGAGCCAACTTATGAGCAGCACCAAACGTAGAACCTTTAAGCATTGCTTGTCTCATAACATTCATATGCTTAGGAGTGTGATGTTTTTTGTGACGCTTCATAGTTTCTTCTTGACGGTCAGTTAATTTAAACAAACTCTTTTTCTTCTTAGCCATCTTAGTAAGAACTACCAGAAGAGCCGCCAGATTTAGCTTTAAGTATTTTTCTTTTCAATGCTGGGGGCAATGTCTTTTGTTTTCCCTTTAGCATTGATTTCTTTTTCTTAGGTCTTCCAACCTTGTCACCGTATGTTCCTTTTCCCATTGGCATTATGCTTTTCCTTTCTTAGCTTTGTTTCTTCGACTTATCGCTCTGGCCTTTGCCTTTGCGTCCGCTTTGCTTGATGCTCCCCACGCTTTTAAGCTGAGAAGAAGACGCGTTGGTTTTCCCTTGCTGTCTCTTTCTGGTCCCTTTGCTCCCCCCATCCTTGCTAGGAAGCTTGCTCTTCGAGGATTGTCTCCGCTTTTTACTGGGGCTTTTAGTGTTCCCCCCTTGTAACTTGCTCGACCCTTTGCGTTTAGACCGCCCTTGGGATTCTTTCCCTCTTTCCTTTGCCAAGCTGGAGTTTTCGCCATTCCACAATCTCTTTAACCAGTTAAACATAAATTCACCCTTACACTAAAAATATATTTTTACAAACACACAAAATACTTTGTTGGAAAAAAATGTGAGGAGAAGACCTAGCAACGTTTCGGGTCTTTGGTTTTTGACCCACCCCTAGCTCCTGTTGCTATGCACCTGCAAGGAACGTTCCAGCAAAAGCTACGTCAAGTCAATGGATATGTGTATGTCCCCAGCGACCTGTACTTGGGATCGATCGATCGGTTTAAATCCAGCACGGTCAAGGATATCCTTAGACGCCTCTAGTTGGACATACTCACTTTTTGCTCCAACCGCTAGTCTCATTACCCTTGCAGCTGCAACCGTAGCATTCATACCTAACTGATCACTAACACATTGCATCATGTACTGTTGCACATGAGGTTGCTTTAAAGCCTTGCTAGCAGTCACTCTACCAGACTCACCTTCTGCATAACCAGCTTCTTTAGCAGCCTCAGTGATAGAGCAACCTTTTGCTACGAGTGTATCAACCAGAGCAGTCTGTTTTGGTGTTAATCTCTTGTTAATTATATCTGACATGGTGTTCCTTCAGTAGCCCCCCTCTCCCTCTCTCCCCCCATTACGACACCAAAACAGGTAGCTCTGTCAAGCCGTGACGTAGCGTAACAATAGTAGTTACGTGGGGTCATTTGGTCAATTAGGTGATTGACACCTAATTTACCAAGTGTCCGCACACTCTACACTCCCTAAGGAGTGCTTGACACGATGATCCCTTCGATGGGTCTATCCCATCTATATCTAGCTTGGGCGGCTCGATGGGCTGACGACCTTGCTTAGGCAAGGCTCGCTTGTCCCATCGGCCACCGTAGTAAGCTACAGTGTCAGGGGATAGACACACTCAGTGATCATTGTATCTATTCATTACACACAATCTTACAATGATAACTTCCAGTTGGGCTTACGAATCAGCTTTATGCAAGGACGATCCGTTCGTTACGTCATATGAAATGACGTGACGAGCCGTTCGCCAGCGCAGCTGGTCTTAGCGATCCTTGCATAAATCAGATTCGCTAGCCTTGATCATCCTTATGCATACAAGAATGTGCATACTGTAACAGATATACATAAGGAGAAAAAGAAATGGATATCGAAACAATTTCAAACGAAATCGTAGTAGCAATCAAGCAATTAACAGCACCGTTCGAGAAATGGGATAATGAAGACAAGCAGTTCGCAGAGAGTGATAGTATGAGCTATGTCAGAAAGATATTGCTTGAGAAGCTGCTCGATGGGACATTTTACCTACACATCGGTAAGACAGGTGACAGTTCCGAGTCTTACGCTGCAAGCATGAAGCGTAAGGCCGAGGCAGCTTACCGATACAGAGATGGCACAGAGATCAGCAACAACCTGATCCGAGGCGCAGCTGGTGAAGCACAAGCAGCGAATCAGAAGCACGAGTACCTAGAGACTCTATATGCTGATCTCCAAGCCTTGTATCTACAAGAGACAGGTCAACACTACATACCTTATAACTCGCCAGTTGGATACAACTTCGGTACTCAGAATGTAGTTCCGAATACGTCCATACCTCAGGACGCAGAACAGATGTTAGCCGCACTCGGTATCCAAACTGACTCAGCTAACATAGTAGAAGAACCTAAGAAGCAGAAGAAGAAAGCTTCCTAACTACCAAGGGTAGAGTCACACGGCTCTACCCTTTTTTTACGTTAGTAAAAATAGTGCGCCATGCTATTCTTCGCAAGCTCAGGCATGGTCGCAGTCGGACAATGCACCTTCGGTTGGGGGTGTTATGTGTGGGTTTTGCCCCTGACTTTGTGGCAAAATTAAAATCTTACAGATCAATGAAAGGTAAACAAAATGGAAATAACATTTGATAAA